TAGCCTTATGGGTTGGGGAGCGTTATCGGGTAGTACGTTTGGTATAGCAGACGCTTCGGGTTGGAGCAGCATACCAGGAATGTTCCGTGGGGAGATAAACGGGGTAGCGGTTGTAGTAGGTAATATACAATATTATGCTCCCATAGCGGGTGTTACAAACGGCTCAGTGCTGGTTACGGGGCAAATGTGGGGTTACGTATTAGGGGAGGTAATTTCAGGTGACAGTACCATTACTTTAACACTCTCAGGCGATAGTACCATTACAGCAACGCTTACGGGGGACAGTACAATTACGGCAGTGATAGCGGATAACAGTTTAATAAAATAACCATGGGAAGAGTATTTACATATCAGACTTACGTGAGAATCCTGCTTACTGCGGGATTGGACGTTTCAGGGGCTTTGACCACGCTGATCTATTACAAAAAGCCTGGAGGTACGATTGACTCCGTTCCGGCTACCGTTAGTGATCCTACAACAGGTGTTATGTTTTATGACGTGGAGCCGGACAGTAGCGGTAATTCTGATTTCTTTGACGAAGTGGGCACGTGGAAGTTCTGGACGTGGGTAGAGTTTGCAGACGGGCGTACGGCAAGAGGAGAAACGGTAACAAAGACTATTTACGATCACGAAGATGTTTGTTAATGATGGATGAGAAGATTTCTTTAGTTAAGAGTTTGACCGATTGGTTTGAGAGGCTTGCGGCACTTCCAAAAGCAATAATTTCTATTGTAGCCATTGCTGGTACTATTTCTGGTTATATGGCTTTACATGATAAAAAAGTTGTCGACAGAGTTGTAGATATGTATGAGGCGAAAGATAACTGGGAACAAGTGAAGGCTAAATTAAATGATATTGAAGATAAGATGGTTATTAAAAGTGAGTTAAAGATATTTGCCGATTCTATTGATGAGTATAATGCAAGGATTGAGGATAAGGTGAATGAGGTTATTAAGAGTCAAAATGCTTTAAGGGAGAGTCATGTTAAATTAGTTGATCTTCAGATAAAAGAGAAGGATGTTTGGAGGGAACTTTTAAATGGAATAGAATGGGTAGTGAGCCCAATTGAAAATAAAAAAACGGATAATGTTGATTTTCAAATTAAAATGAGAAAGATGCAATGACACGTAATAAGAAAAAGCTGGCGCCTAAAGAGCCGATTATGAATGAAGCCGAAAGGGTTGCATTGATAGTTGACCGTTACGTTCGTAATGAACGAGATCGGGAGGAGTTAAAAAAGACGCTCACTCCTGCGATCGTACAATTTCTGTTACGCTGGGATAGCGATAAGGAAATGGTGATGGAGGAACGCATCATTGAGATCGTTATGAAGAAGATGCATGATATATACCTGGCGGATAACGAGTGCATCTGCAAAAATGTAGCTGAGTCCGTTGGCCTGCAATTAGCCGAAGTGCTTGCTCCATGGAATGAGAGGCTGGGGAATATAGAGGGTATTTTAGAAGGAGTGGCCAAATGGCAGACAAGTGTTGACCAGCTAATAAGTACCATTGACGGCAGGGTTAATACGTTGGAGTGCAAGGAAAAGACGGAAGATGAGAGGATAAAGAAACTTGAACATTTGGCAAGTTGGAGGGTCAGGATTGTTCGTAAAATAGTGGTTATTGTTATTGCCGTTGGTCTTGCCACTCTTATAACCGTAGCCCTGTTGAATGGTAACCTGGCTAAGATAGAAAAGATGTTGGAGGAACACGTTAAGATAGAAACAGTAAAATGATAAACTTACTTCTTGAACGATTTTACATTGGCACCAGATATACGGTGGGCAGGTTGGCTGTGGACGGCATGTACTTGTGCGATACGCTAGAGGACGTAGTAAGGGATTTGAATCACGATGGGGATTTGGATGATGAAGGGGAAGGAAAGGTGTACGGATATACAGCAATACCATTTGGTAGATACAGGGTGTTGGTAACAAGGAGCCCAAAGTTTAAACGTGAACTACCTGAAATATTGGACGTGCATAATTTTACTAGCATAAGAATGCATGCCGGTTGTGGCATTGAAGATACTCTTGGTTGTGTTTTGGTAGGAGAGAATAAAATCAAGGGGCATTTGGTTAATTCCCGATATTGGGAGACCATTTTGGTGGAGAGGCTGAAAAGGTTTTTGATATATGAACATGAGATTTATATCAATATAATTTAATACTTTTACGAAATGAAAAGAATAATGCCCTCAACTATACCCAAACCAGAACTTACTTTGCAACGAATTCAAACGTTCAGTGAGTTAGTGAATAGGGTGATGCTAGCGAGTAAGATGGGTATGCAATCATACAATGGTAGTCGAAATTTATATGAAGCGTTGGGTTATCCTACTACATTAACGTTTGCAGATTATTACGCTCGGTATGAACGTCAGGATATAGCAAAGGCTATTATAGACCGTCCGGTGAGTGGTACTTGGCAGGGGGCGTTGGAATTAATAGAATCGAACGATCCAGAGGAAACGGAATTTGAAAAGGCTTGGCGTCAATTGGATCGTAAGATCGGGTTAAAGACACGTTTGGCTCGTGTAGACCGCTTAACGGGTATAGGACAGTACGGAGTATTACTATTAGGGTTAAACGATGCCAAAAGCCCCGATGATTTGATTAGACCTGTAACGGGAAATACTCATCAATTAGTTTACGTTAAACCTCTCAGTGAGGCTTCCGCTAAAATTGAATCTTGGGTGGATGATTCAAAGAACCCACGTTATGGGCTTCCGTTACTTTACGAAGTATCGGTATCCGATATGGCTAGCAAAATAGATCGGTCAGTAAAAATTCACTTCTCCCGTGTTATTCATATTACGAATGGGACTTTGGAATCGGAAGTTTACGGAGTTCCTATTATGCAAGCCGTATTTAACCGCTTAATGGATATTGAGAAACTATCGGGAGGCGATGCCGAAATGTTTTGGAGGGGTGCCCGTCCAGGATATCACGGTAAGGTAGACCCAGAATACACCATGACCAAAGCTACCAAGGACGATCTTATCAATCAATTGGACGAAATGGAACATAACCTCCGTCGTTATTTGATTAATGAAGGAGTAGATATGGAAGCGTTGGCTCAACAGATCGCTGACCCTGCTCCGCATATAGATACCCAGTTAAAGTTGATTTCTGCTGAAACGGGTATTCCTTTACGAATACTTACCGGAAGTGAGCGTGGTCAATTAGCTAGTGCGGAAGATCGCAGTGAATGGTTATCTTACGTACAAACTCGTAGAGAAGAGCATGCCGAGCCTCGCATATTACGCCCGACAGTGGATCGTCTTATCGAATTAGGAATACTTCCCAAACCAGAGGATGATTATAATGTTAAGTGGGCTGACCTATTTGCTCAGAGTGAGAGTGCTAGAGTAGAAATAGGTAAGGCTAGGGCTAATGCTTTACGGGAGTATATGTCTAATCCGATGGCTGCCGAGATCATGACTCCCTCTGCTTTCATGGAATTATGTATGGGTCTTACTACCGAACAGGTAGAACTCGTGGATAAGATACGGGATGCAGAAATGGAAGAGGAGATAGCGAAGATGAAAAAAGTAAATGATATGTTAAATCCTCCCGCTCCGGTAAATCCTAGCGGAACGGATAGAAGATCCAAATCAGAACAAGGAGAACCTAAAAAGAAAAGAGCATTACCACGTGCATCTGTGTAAAGAACATACGGTAGGCGTTTACGCCAATTACGATCCAACTCGTACGACTACGTTGCGAAACGCATTCGCTAATGCTATGGATAAGCGGTTTGATAATCTTATTCGGATTATTAAAATAGCCGTAATAGATAAGGATTGTTTTGGGTTAACTCATGAGGTTACTGTTATGGAAATGACGCCTCCATGGCAGGGAGAATTTGCTTTTACCCGTAGTGCCCGACGGGTAGAGGAATTTATGCGTTGGTTACGTCAACAGGTAGAGAAAGGAATAATATCTGTAGCCCAATATCAGCAGTTTGGAGAGGCTATCGAGAAGGCTTGGACGGATATGTACATAGCAGATTCATATAAGAGGGGAATATTACGGGCTAGGTACGAAATGTTAGCTGCAGGCATGAGCATACCCTCCATAGAGGCTTCGGGAGGGATGGAGGCGGTATTCGGTACTCCTTTTCATATGGATCGTGTAGGATTGCTTTATACACGTGTTTATAGTGAACTGACTGGGGTTACGGACGAAATGGCTAATAAGATTGCTCAAATATTGGCTCAGGCTATGATAGACGGGGATGGACCTCGTTTGATTGCTCGTAAACTCGTTGCAGCAATAGACGGAACAGGTATGGGGGAATTAGGATTGACGGATAGTTTGGGGCGGTTTATCCCTGCAAAGCGTAGAGCAGAAATGATCGCTCGTACGGAAATAATAAGAGCATTTCATTTAGCTACTATACAGGAGTACCGGAATTGGGGAGTTTTGGGGATAACAGTTAAAGGGGAGTGGGCTACTGCGGGAGATAATCGGGTATGCCCGGATTGTGCTAGTATGGAAGGAAGGATATTTACTTTGGATGAAATAGAACCTATGATTCCTAAACATCCAAATTGTCGCTGTATTGCGTTACCTTATATCGTAGAAAGTTAGAAAGGAGGAAAATAAAATGCCTTGGAAAATTGAAGATGTAGATAAACACAAAAAAGGATTATCCGACGAAGGGAAAGCCCGTTGGGTAGCTACCGCTAATGCAGCCCTAGCAGCTTGCATAAAGAAAGGGGGTACAGATGAATCGTGTGCCCCTGAGGCTATTCGGATAGCAAATGGAGTTACAGGACATGAAGAAACCTATGCTATCTTTAATACTCAGCAATGTGGTTATACGGTTAAGCGTAAGAAACATCAGGGAAAGGACCATTTGGTTATTCCCGTGGTAATGATGGTAGAAGGGGTGCATCACGGGAGTTTGGGGCCACTGTATCAGTCTATCAACGAGTTGGGGAAAATACCGGAATCCTGGAACGGTATCCCGATTGTCATTCATCATCCTGAAATAGATGGAGTGTACGTATCGGCAAATAATCCCGATATAATTGATACCCAAGCCGTAGGTAAGATTTACAATACTTGCGTAAAGGATAACAAAAAACTCGCAGCTGAAGCGTGGATAGACGCAGAGCGGTTGCAGCAACTCTCCAAGGAGGTTTTGGAGAGTATCGAAAGGGGTGACCCTTTGGAAGTAAGTCTTGGTATGTTTTCCGAAGAGGAGTACATATCAGGGGAATGGAATGGAGAACATTATGATGCCATAGCTAAAAATCACAGACCAGATCACCTTGCTCTCTTGCCCGGCGCAGTTGGTGCCTGTTCTTTGGCTGATGGGTGTGGCCTTGGTGTTAATAAAGACGGTGAAGATACCTTCACTTTTACAATTAAAGGTAATGAATTGTTTAACGTTTTAAAAAAGGAGGATCACAAAATGGCTGAAAAAGTCGAATGTACCCCCTGTGTTAAGAAAAAGGTAGATGACCTGATTGCAAACAGTCAGGGGAAATATACCGAAGAAGACAGGGTGGTATTGGAAACCTTGAATGAATCTATTCTAGATCGGATATCACAGCCTGTGGTAGTCGAAAAGGAAGTGATCAAAGAGGTGGAACGCACTATTGAGGTAAACTCCCTCTCCGACGAGGACAAGGCTTTGCTTGACGAAGCTAAAAAACTCAAGAAGGAAACAAGGGAGGCTACCATTAAGCAAATCCAGGCAAACTCGAAAGAGTGGACCTTGGAGGA